TTCATTGTCACTCGTAACATGCAAAATTAAGTCCGTGGCAACACTAGTCGGAAATACTGCTGTATTTGGGTTCATATTAATTACCGTGTTCTTTTTCTGTTAAAACTTCCTGTTTTTTCCGCTTTAATTCATTCATAATATCGAGCATATCTAAAGTACTACCTTCAAATACCATGGTATTGTTGGTCACATCATTTGCATGTTCTATATTTACGGGTGTGGAATTATTTTCTGATCCCGCGCCAATAGATTTCTTTTCAACGTCACGAATATCCTTTTGTAAGGTCATCAATTCTCTTGTTCCCTCAAAAAGAGTCTTTAAAAGATTACCAGCAACTTCGTAAGTTCTAGCAGAATCACTATCATTTGCTAAACCTGCAATACCATCCAATAAAGTATTACCTTGTGCCAACAAATTATATAAATTCGTTCGGGCAAAATCATAATCATCTCTAACATCTTTAGAAATTTTCGGTGCTTCTTGAACAATTACTTCCGGAGATATCACCGCAGGTACGAGAGAATTTTGTTCCTCTATAGGAATAAGAGAATTAATTTCTTCCTGTGCTATATCTAATGCGCTACTAATTTTCTGCGCTACTGGTTTTTTAGGAGGTCTTCCTCTTTTTCCTTGTGCCATGTAAATTATTTATGCTTCCGTAATTATGATATCATAGGGTTCATCAATATTAGCTGTATTTGGACTGGCAACTACGGTAACTATAGTATCACCAATACCATCTGTAATTGTAGCTTGTGTGACGACTGGTTTTTCTTTAATGGGAGGATAAATGTGTCCCTGGGCTTCAAAATTAAATTGCCATTCAATGACACGTTTATCTAAAAAAGAACCATCGTATGAATCGGTATGTGAATGACTCGTTAAAGTAAAAATAATATCGCGTTTCAAATTCATTTCTGGAATATCAATGATTGGTACTACATAATCTGGTCTGAAAAATGATAAAACTTGTTCTACAATAGCATAAGCATCACCTAATGTGCGTGTTTGTAAATAAAGAGAAAAAACGTATATGTACGGAACAGGATTTAACTGTACTCTCGCAGATGGTCCATTTCCAGATGGAGCAACACGGTAATTAACAGTATTTAATTTACGATGGGAATCATAGCGCATATCAACAAGATCATATCCCATTCTAGGAAGTACAATTTGAACGTGTCTTTGCCGTGATTCATCTCCAGCATTTGGATCTTCCAAATCACGAACAACCCATTTCTCTTTGGCCGCTTGAGATATTGGTACCTTAATACTTTTTATCGCTGAAGTTTCTGGATCAAACCGTTGGAGCGTGATATTCTCAAACATATACCCAAATGCGGTAGTTATTTTTTCGATTGTATGAAAATTGAAGGGAGGATTTCCTAACATATATGTCCTTTAGAATGGGGAATTTGGATCCAAATTTAAAAAGTTTTCTATTTTTCTATCAATTACTTGATTATCAGCAAGTGGATCATTATTAATACTTCCATCATTTTCTAATTCGGCCGCAATATCATCGATATCAGAAACACCCGTGGCAAATTCTTCATGTGAAAACCGGAATTTCTCGCAAGTTAATTTCCAAACATATATTTTTCCTAATTGGTAAAATACTTCTTCATGCTCGGCAAATAAAATCTCAAAAATATCACCTGTAAGAGGAAGATAGATTAAATCACCTTCTTTAGGACGCACTTGTTGCATTACTTTCCAATGTACCGTATCAGTTGGTGGAGCAATATTTGTTCCGGATATAATCGTTGTTATTTGTCCTGTTGCGGTATTTAAAGGATCCGTATTTGTATCATTAATAATCTCATTAGACTGAAATGCGCCAACCATATTTGTTAAGATTAAAATTTTCGTTGTGGGGTCAAAACTATTAACCATACCAGTTGCTCCACTGGTAACACCCATTACGGGGTCATATAGGTTAAAAGAACCAGTTACATTCGTTAATTGCAACGAAAATGAAACTACTGGGGAAATATTAATGTAAACCGTACCATGATAATGAACGGCATCATTAATCGCATACGAATTTGTTTCTTTCCAAAAATCTCGCCAATTTAATCCCAAAATTACTTCATCAAACCGGCGTTTTGCTATAATAAATGTTGCCTGTTTATCGATATTTAAACCCAGTTTATTTAAGAAATTTTTATCACCCATAAAGCCATCAACATTTTCAAAATAGCTTTCGATAATAAAAGCATCTCTAAAGGCTTTTTGCACGTCTTCACCCAATAGAGCATCATAATCTACTATAGTCTTAGGGCAAAAAGTTACATCCATACCATATATTTGGATAGATTCGATAATTAATCTTTCCACAAGATCTTGCTCGGTATATCGGGTTGTGAAGTTAAAATTAGAATTTAGCATACTTTCTATCCATATTTAGTACTTGACATTTTCTTTAAAATGTGTCAAACTGTAGTAGTACTAAAATGTCACGCCAACAACGACACAGAAAAGCAAAACTTCTTCGAAAGAAAAATACCATAAAACTACCAAAGAACGAGAATAAAATTATGACAACGTTTGCAGAAAAACTTTTACTTGAACAGGTTGCCGCATTATATGCTACGTATGATCCGGATGAACTCACTGAGGAACAGATTAATTCTTTTAATGAAAAATTAGATTCTCTGTTATTTCAGCATGATGTTTCTCTAGAACGGTATCATGACCTTCTTTTATATGAAATTGAGAAAAAATTGGAACTGGAATGAATATGGTAAAATTTAAACCAACGGTTTTGTCTTTTATTATTCTCGCAATAATTGCCGTCGCTTTTTCATTTTGTTTGCATGGCCCAGTTTGGGCTTTTTTGGGTGCATTTCTCTCATCGTCATTCATGTGGTATACATTAGGTAAATCTTCTGTTTATCTAAAATATGAAGACCAGAAAAATTATATAGAAATTCTCACCCAAGCCAAACAATTGGAAGAAATTGGAACATCTCCTTCTGTTTCTTTATTTCCAGAAATTCAGGCCGAATTAATTGATTTGGCCTGCCAGAAATATAAGAGTATTGGCCTTGATGAAGATGCGGAAAGATTATTTTTGTCGTTTTCGGGCAAAATGATATGACTTCCAAAATAATTTCAACCACAGTAAAAGAAACTCCTTTTCTCAAAACCACAACAATTAAAAAAGAACATGAATGTTGGTGTTTTGAAGAGTATAACCCACTCATCAAGTATGGTAGTCACGTTTTACAGGATCACAATAACTGTATGTGTTCAGAGAAGTATGACATATTCGCCAAGAAATATCCCGATTTAAATTCAGTTGCAATTCAAAAACTTTTCTTTGCTCAAACCGATTTTGGTCCTTGCGTGAAATGTAAAGGTACGGGACTACAAATTAGTACGTATATTACCAAAAACAAAAAATATCTTTGTATAAATGGTCCCCTTCAAGGTAAGCGTTTCACCACAAACGATATTGAAGCTACCGAATACGAATATCAAATATTTAATAATGGCAGTTCTGGATCTAAAAATTTCGCAGCTATTTGGGTTTATTGTGAATCTTTACTTGAGCCAGGTGATCCACAATCTTCCATCAAATAATTTAATTATTCTATAAGGTGAGTTTGGTTCAAATAAATCAGGTCGTAATTGACGAATTTTTTCAATCGAATTCTTTGGCAAGAATGAAATACCCCAATGAATCCATAATGGCAAATAAAAATGTTTGACATTGTTTCCCATACACACATCCAAATACAAAAGGGCTACCAGATTTCTCCAGTAGCCCTTGTAGTTTTTTCTCTAAACTAGAGTTTAGTCAGGTACGTACACGTTTGTTCCTAATGTGATGCTACCAGTTCCCCATGTGGGAGTGAAAATACTGCTTAAACTTTCCACGACTGGGCTACCACTATCGGTCCATGTTACGCCAGCAGCACCTGCACTGGTAAATACAGTAGCCGCATCAGTCTTAGCATGCGCAACTGTATCGTAATCATTTAACCATACATTTTTTGGAGATGCTTCGGAAACACCAACCACTCTCAAAATTAATTGATATGGATAATTTCCTGTTACTCCACTACCATCGCCTTTAAGGCCGTACGCTTTAATATGAAACTGAAACATATTTTAGATCCTTTCTAAATTGTTGTTAAAGCCTCATATTACTGAGGACTTCATTACTATTTAGTGTTTATTGAGCTTCACAATCCTGGCATCCTTTTGGAGTAGAAGGTGGAGGTGATGTAGGAGTTGGAGGATCACAAGGCACCTGGCACAGAATCCATGGAAAACATAGAGTGGCGCAAAGTGGAGTTTGGGGGTCGGGTGGCATCGTTGGTCCATGAGCCACTGCTATACTAGTCACTAGTAAACTACAAATTAAAAATAAACGCTTCATTAATTTCTTTTCTCCTTGTAAGTGATATAACGCGAACATGTATGCTGGATATTATCCAGAGAATGGATCACCTCCTTAGGAATTTTTGCATCATCAGGAAGAATTTGTTGTGTCTCACTTTTTGACACATCAAATGATAGCCATAATTGTTCAGCCATATGTTATTATTTATGTGTTGGGGATCTTGACTTGCATTTTATTTTTTGATAACATGAGTTTAGAAAGAAAATAAATGTATCTAGAACAATTGCAACAAAGATTCCCTGATGCCACTGAGGACACATGGCATCAGCATGCCCGGGGATCCGGTTGGATAGAGAATACGGCATATGTGGAACCATCGGTGTACGTGGGGCCCAATGCTTTGGTATATGGATATACCTGTTTATCCGACAATGCCTGGGTATCTGGAAATGCCCGTGTGTACGGATATGCCTGGGTATATGAGAATGCTCGTGTGTTTGGATCTGCCATGGTATATGGAAATGCCTCAGTATCTGGAAACGCCCGGGTATATGGAAATGCCCAAATATTTGGAAACGCCCGGGTATCTGGAAATGCCCATGTTTTTCGATGAGTGCGATCGGAACGTAGATTAAGGATATAGTATATGACACTACAACAATTGCAACAAAAATTCCCTGATGCTACAATGGACACATGGCATCAACACACCAACGGATCCGGTTGGATCCAGAATACAGCACAGGTGGCATCATCGGTGTACGTGGGGCCCAATGCTTTGGTATATGGAAATTCTCGGGTATCCGGAAATGTCTGGGTATCCGGAGATGCCCGGGTGTTTGGAAATGCCTTTGTATCTGGAAATTCTCGGGTATCCGGAAATGTCTGGGTATATGAGAATTCCCTGGTATCCGGAGATGCCCGGGTGTTTGGAAATGCCCAGGTATCCGGAAATACCTGGGTATCCGG